AGGATCTCCAATTTCAAGTCAATTTGCTGTAACTAATTTAAGACCTGAAGGACCATTTTTGGATTCTAATCGTGCGGTTCCAGCTGCAGCTCGTGGTGGTAGTTTTAATATTCCTTCTGGTCTTAAGAACTACTATGATTCTTCAAATCAAACAGCATCACAAGTTCGTGCTACGATGATGAGTCATGCTGGAGTTAATTTTACCTCTAATGATCTGGGTTTAGGTGGTAATGTAGGTGATTCCATTGAAGCACATGATCACGGAGAGTTTGATATTGAGTTTGACTCTGGTGGTTTGAGACCTGCAACTAGTATTATCACTGACGTTAACTTGCCTGGTACAGTCAATGTAGATAATACACAGAATGAGAGAGCATTGCAAATAGATATGAACATCTCACAACCAACACTTTCCTGCATATACATCATCAGAGCATACTAAAATGGCAAAGTCAATATCTACTAATTACGCCAGACAGAAATCTCACTGGGGTGGTGTTCCTGGAACTATTCAGATGCATACTGTTTACGGAATGGGATTTAATAATGATCCTAGTACGGCAGTATTCAGAGATAATATTCCTGGTGGATTTTTGAGGTGTGATGGATCTATTCTAAATGTAAAAGATTATCTGCTATTGTCTAAAATTTTAGGTGTAGGAACCGAATGTAGATTTGCAAAAGAAAATGCAGTTCTACGTGATCCAGATGCTGACACAGGAGATCTTGGAACATTTCAGATACCTGACCTAGGATCTAAAGTTATCATCGGTGGTAGAGGATCTGGTGAGTATCGTGATACAACAATGGAGAACAAGCCCAACCAGAATAAGGTTGGTGTTGAAGTAACTCCACAGACACCTCTTGGCGAAAGACTATTTACAAATTACGTCTCTAATACTGGTGATGGCATGAAACTTACTTCGCAAACATCTATTCCTTTTAGAGGTAATATCAAGTACACCATGGACTCTTATGTTTCGCCAGAGATTCTTTCTATTGAACAGTATCAAGCACATCAACATGAGGCTGACTCACATGTTCTAAACACCACAGCGTCTCAATATCGTATTGATGGTGATGGATTGACTGGTGACTCTGATACAGCATATAGTGCAAACGTAGAAGCAGAAAATATTTTGGATGAAACTCAACCAAACGTTCAAAGAGGTTCATCTAGTCACGATCACAGAATTTCAAAACCTTTTACTTATGCTCAAAACTTCAGTTATGCATTCCCTGCTGCTAATATTCCACTAGATGATATGGAATCATACATCGATGTTGACACAACTAATTTAGAAGTATTGAACCAGGTTGTAACTCCTTTTATTATGGTACATTACATCATTAAGTTCTGATATGGGTCAATATAACAGTCAGTATACTTATAGTAGTAGCTTAACATTAAGAGCTGATGTAAAATACGTCCAGTACATTACTGTTGGTGGTGGTGGAGGTGGTGCCAGACCTTTTGCTGGAGCTGGTAGAGTTCCTCAAAGTGGTGGTGATACCAGACTCAACACAACAGGATTATGGTCTCAAGGTGGTAGAGCTGGTGAACTAAATCGTGGTGGTTATGGTGGATACGGAAACTATTCCTATGGTAGGAATGGTGTAATTAATAATTCTGGCGGTGAGTTTTTGCGTGCTGCGTCTGGTTATGGACCATATGGATTTGGTGGTGCAGGACAGTGGCGTGGTCCTCCAAACTCTGGTGGCGGCGGTGGCGGCGGTGCGTCAATCGCAACATATTATCGAGGATCAAGTGGTGCTGTTGGTGGTCAAAGCGTAGGTTGGACTATCGGACAAGGTGGAGTACAGGGTGGTAATGGTAATAGAAGAAGAGGTTATGTTGGTGGCATTTATATCAGGCAAACCACTTATGATAGACCTTCTGCTAGTATAAGTGCTAATCCTTCTTCTATCATTTTAGGCAGCTCCACTACATTAACCTGGACTACATCTGGCGATATTGATAGTGTTAACATTAGTGGAATAGGTAATGTAGGTACGAGTGGATCTTTATCTATTAGTCCATCAGGATCAGGAAATTGGACACTTAATGCAATTAATCCAGCATATACGACACAAGATACAGTTACAGTTACTGTACTGATTCCACCAGTGGTTACTATGTCTTTTGACAATGACACTATTGTCTTGGGGGAGAATGCTACCTTGACATGGACTGTTACTGGTGATGCTGATCAAATGACTATTGATAATGGAATTGGTGTTACTAACCTAAATGGTTATCAAACAGTTACACCAACGCAATCTATAGTTTATACAGGAACTGCTACTGGTGTTGGCGGGACAGGTAGTGGTACTGCTGTGTTAACAGTATTGCCACCACCAACATTGAGTGTTTCTGGTCCAATTGTTGTTGACTATTTGGATGATATGCCTTTTAGTATAAGTGCCACAAATGTACCTGGTGGTGTTAGTTTTACTACTGCATATGTCAATACAAATGGTACTCAAGAGCAGGAAGCTTCAGTAACTATTCCAGGTAGTAATGGTGATCTGGTTGAGATTACAGATTTTGCATATACTCCTGCATATGATAATTTTGGTCCAACATCAGTAACATTTTTGTTTACTGCCAATGGATACGGTGGATTGGTTGCATATGAGCAAGTAGTTATTCCTGTCACTATCGACCAGACACCAGATGCCATTGATATCCCTTCAACCGAAGACAAATTAAGGGATGAAGAACCTGTTGTTACGCCTAATGTTGAAGTTACTAGTGAACAAATTGTTGTTCAGGATATAGATATTCCTGTAGAGATCAAGTCAGATTATCCTATTCAAGTAGAAATCGAGAATGGTGATGTCTGGTACGATGTGAGACAAATCTGATGCCCACGATAAACATTTCAACTGCAAGAAACGCTGGTGATAATAACTACCTATATGGTATGCCTGGTGGAACTCTTGGACCTAATCCTACTAACAGATCTGTCTACGTAGGGTGGAATCAAACTTTTAATCTGTCTGCTAATGGTAGTGGTCCTGGTTATGTTGCAATGAGGAGATTGAATTCCAGAACTTTGGGTCTAGATGATAGACAAGGAGCTGGATCTGATAATGACTACAATGACATGCTCATATATGTTAGTGATGGAGAGTTCATCAATAACAGTCAGTATCGTAGTCCTATACCTGTGTATGGTTGCACAAATAGTTCTGCAATTAATTACAATCCATCTGCACAAGTAGATGATGGATCTTGTGTTATTGTAAACCCAACACTATATTTTACTTCTAGTAATAATCCACTTATCAGAGGTCAGAGCACTAATGTATCGTGGTCTACTTCTTATGGACAATACATGCAAAGTGCAACAGTAACTGGTATTGGTAATGTAAGTACGTCTGGTAGTAGTAGTATACAACCCCAGAGTTCTGGCACATATACATTCACAGTAGCATGGAATGGGGGAAGTAGATCATCGAGCTTCTATCAGACTGTTTATATACCACCACAAATTACAGCATATTTCCAAACAAATACTATTGTTCTTGGAGGAAATACTAGATTATACTGGTCAACTAGTGGTGATGCTAGCACTATGACTATCAGCCCTGGTATCGGGGCGACATTGTTGAGTAGTAATAGAATAGTACAACCAACAGTGACAACCACATATACGCTTACTGCTAATGGCGTTGCTGGATCTGCTAGTACACAACTTACTTTAACAGTAATTCAACCACCATCACTAGAAGTTAGTGGTCCAATTGTAGTACCATATGGTCAGGAAATTATTAATTTTTCTTACGAAGTAACAAATGCAAATAGTGTAGATGTAGAGGTTATACAGAGAGATTTAGATGGTAGTGATACTACCTATAATTTCACCACTCCTACTGATGCATCTTTATATGGATATGCTCCAGTCTGGGGAAATCGTGGTCCCATGGCAATTATTGTTACTATGACTGCCAATGGACAAGGAGGATTGATAAGGATTAGGCAAGTTACCGTTCCTGTTAGTATCGACCAGACACCAGATGCTATTGATATTCCCTCAATTGAGGATAAATTGAGAGATGAGCAACCAGTTATCACACCTAATGTTGAGGTTACTAGCGAACAGATTGTTGTTGATGATATAGATATTCCTGTAGAAGTTAAATCTAATTTTCCTGTTCAGGTTGAGATTAATGATTCTAACATCTGGTATAATATAAGAGAGCTATGACTGTAAGTTTTAGTAAATTTAGTCCTGGAAGTGTTACTTGGTCGGTCCCAGCAAATGCTACTAACGTAACCTTTACAGTGGCTGCAGCAAGTGGTGGAGGATCTCAATCTACTACATGGAATCATTCGCGTGGTGGTTTTGGTAGAGCAGGTAACTTTACTATTGCAACAAGACCTTATGCATATAATTTAACTTTCTATCTCGGTTCTCAAGGTGCTAAAGGATACGGACCAGCTAATCCTGGTGGATCTGGTGGTGGTTCTCCATTAGCAGGTGGTGGTAGGGGTCACCGTTCTGGTGGTGGCGGAGGCGGAGCTTCTGGCGTTTATGATAGTAGATTAGGAAGATACATCGCATGGTGTGGTGGCGGCGGTGGTGCTGGTAGATTTGATAACAATACTGGTGTTGGTGGATATTATTCTGCTGGTCGTGGTATTGGTGGTGGAGGTACTAGTGGTTCTCCGAGTTGGAGAACAGGTGGAGATGCCCCTGCTGGTCACCGTGGCGGTGGTGGTGGTGGATCAACTTCTGGTGGTGCTGGTGGCATGGGTGGTGCAACAACCACCAATGGTTATGCTGGTATTGGAGGCAACTCTGGGTGGTATAATAATGGAGATATTGGTTGGATTACTAATAGTGGATATGGTAATAATGGTAATGGATATGGTGTTCTATCATATACAAATCCACCACCAACGATTAGTGTATTTACGATCAATCCTTCTATACTAATTCTTGGAAATTCTTTCCAGATGCAGTGGAATGTTACTGGTCAAGTTTCGAGCGTAAATATTACTCCAGAACCTGGATCATCATCTTCTTCAGGTAGTGGTACATTTACTCCCTCTCAAGATGCAACTTATACATTAACTGCAAGTGGACCTGGTGGAACAGTAGCGCAAAGTATTCCTGTTGATGTCAAAATACCACCAGAAATTATATTATCAGTAGATAAACCCCAGATTACAATTGGAGAGAGTGTTCAGTTATCGTGGGTAACTACTGGGGATGCTGATACTGTTAATATCAATCCTGGAGTTGGATCGACTAATCTTACTTCAAATACAACACTCCAACCTACACAAACTACAACATATACGGCAGTTGCTAGTGGTCTTGGTGGAAGTGATACAGATCAGATTACTGTCGATGTTGTATATCCTCCAGAAGCTTCTTTAAATGGTCCAGTATCTGTTGATTATGGTAATGATATACTCCTGACATATAGCACAACAAATGCTACTGATCCACCACAGCTATTGAGAAAATATGTCAGTCAAGGTAATGTAGACCCAGATTGGACCTTGTATACAACTGTGCCAGCAGGAAATGCTAGTGGCGGAAGTATTTCATTCCAACCAGATTATGATGATTTTGGACCAGATGTTGTTTTGTTCCAGTTATATGTCATTGGACAGGCTGGATTGTATTCTACTGCACTTCTCAATGTAGCAATCAATATCGATAGAACACCAGATGCTATTGATATTCCTAGTTCTGAAGATAAACTACGTGATGAGCAACCAGTTATCACACCAGATGCAATAGTTACTAGTGAACAGATTGTTGTTGATGATATTGATGTGCCCGTTGAAATCAAGTCAGATTCTCCTATTCAGGTTGAAATTGAAAATAGTGGTACATTCCAAGATGTTAGGGAGATCTAGACATGGCAGGAAGAGCTGGAAATCTACATAGATTTGATTCGTTTTATAACTCTGGTATAGGGGACTCTTTCTATACCTCAAATCCTGGTGGAGAATCTTTGGGTGCATACTACCAGACTGGAACTAATGTATGGCACCTATTCATGGCTATGAGTTCTACTGGAATTAATGGTCAAAGTGTGGCATATGTCTACAGATTTTGGAGTCGTGTGAGTTTAATTGGAGATCACCTATTTAAGTTTGGGTCTAGTGTTCCTAGTTCTGACTATTATCTTGAAGGTATTATCGGTGTGGCATTTACTGGTGGTGGATCATATCGCCAACCAGTCTATAGATATTATAGTCCTTCTACTGGTGACCACAGATATGACACTAGTGCTAGTACACCTAGCGGATATGTACGTGAGGGTATTGCATGGTATTCACCTGTTCTTGTCTATGGTTGTAAAGATCCCAATGCTACTAACTATAACGGATGGGCAAATCAACCCAGCACAGGATGTAACTATACTGTATACGGGTGTACAGATCCAAATGCCTCTAACTATAATCCAAGTGCTAATGTTAATTCTGGGTGTACATATCCCACTCCAAGTGTAAGTGTGAGTATTAGTCCCAGTTCTATTATTCGAGGACAAAGCGCCACAATATCATGGAGTGCATATAACTCTACCTCTCAAAATATAACTGGTCTCGGTAATGTTGCTGGTAGTGGAAGCCAAACAATAAGTCCTACCTCTACTACATCATATACTCTTACTGGAAATTATTATGGATATACAAATGCGTCTGTTAGTAGGACTCTCACTGTTTA